CTGAAAAACAATAAGAATGTAGTGACAAATCTACAGCTTTACGGGGGAATTGGTGTGTCTTCTTTGTTCTTTCATACGAAGATAAAGAAACATCAAAAATATAAAACTATAGATTCCTTAATGTGTGCTAATAAAGCGCGTCTATCTCGAACCGCAACAGATAGGTTACTTGTGATGAGTTCGAACAATAATTATAAGGCAACTGAAACTCTTTTGAGGATTTGTGATGAGGACTGTAGAGCCGCGTTAGCTCCTAATAGAACTGAGAATGAGCAAGAGGAAGCTCCTATTAGTAAGGAAGAGATGGCCAAGGAGATTGTGAACTTGTTTGCTGAGAATGGATTTCACTAATTAATCTCACCGCTGAAAAATTATTGACTCTTTCTCCACAGAAGCTTGAGGAGATGTATAACAAGCTTAGGGAGTTTGCTAATTATAAAAAACAGAATCAACTTGAATTCATGGACTTCGAAAAATACCCGCAACAGAATGACTTCATAACTAAATGTTTAGATAGAATAATTCATAAGAAGAGTAAGCTAAAACTGTTTACTCTTTTTGGTGGAAATAGGTCTGGTAAAAGTGAAGCTGGCGGGGCTGTGGTTGTTAAAGCGGCGCTACAAAAGCCCTTGAAAATTTTATGTTGTACAGTTGACTATAAACTTTCCACCTTGGTTCAGCAGGCAAAGATTAGTAAACTTGTGCCCAAGTCATCTATAAAATACGGTAAGTATTCGAATGTGTCGGGCTTTACTAATGATATTTTGACCTTAAAGAATGGGTCACAAATTATATTTAGAACATATGCTTCTGGGCGTGAAACTTTTCAGGGGTTGGACTTGGATTTAGTGTGGGCTGATGAGGAATTATCATGGGATATATTCCAGGAGTGTTTAGCTAGACTTACAGATAGGGATGGGGTTTTTCTGTTGACGTTTACGAGCCTTAGTGGTTTCACACGGCTTGTGAATTTCCTTTATGAGAATCCAAATAAGGAGATAATATACACAAAGACACTTAGTATGTTAGACAATCCATTTATTGATGAGGCCGCAAAAGAAAATTATAAGGCGACTGTGGATGATGATGAGATAGACTCTCGTATATACGGTAAGCCGCACCTAAAAGAGGGACTTATCTATAAAGAGTTTTCGAAGAGTTTACATGTTATTGAGCCTTTTGACCATGTTAAGCTAGCGCTAAATAACCCCAAAAGGTTTATCCTAACTGAAGGAATCGACCCGCACGAGAGGACCCCCCATTATTGGATCCGTTTCTTATATGATAAGCAAGAAAACATATTATATGTGTGCGATGAGCTAAAAGCACCTAAAGAGAGCATGATAATCGCCGACTTTGCCAGGCTCATAAGGATTAAGCGTGGCATCACAAAAGGGGGTATGATTGAACCTGCTTGGTGTCAAATTGATACGAGTGCGATGAAGCCGAGTGTTATATCTTATAAAGCTCGCGATGAAGAGCAGGATGAGACGCAAACCATAAGGTTAGAATTCTTCAGAAACGGTATCAGCACAATATTGTGCTCAAAGGACAATGCAATAGGCCTCAATGAGGTCAAGAAGCGATTAAAAGTGGTTAAGACAAATACAGGTGAGATTAAGCGTAAGCCACAACTCTATGTGTTCAATACATGCCCCGGCGTTCTATGGGAGTTCAGCCGTTATTCCTGGGACAGTTATAGTAGTGCCAGGATATCGGAAAAGAGTGAACTACTTAACAGGGTCCGAAAAAAAGACGACCATTATATGGACGTCATTAAATATGAATCTATAAAGCTTAAACCTATTGTCGATAGTCCTTTGCAAGAGACAACCACTGAATATGTAGAGAGTTATCCCGGTATGGGATATTAATGCTATTTCATATGGTTTTTTCGCTAAAAAAGCCTAAAAGTAGATAGTTTTAATGAAAAACCATTGTTTGTATCGAGTTTTTATGATATGTTAAAAAGAGGCGCTATGTCTCAGGATTTGATAGGAGGCAACCAAATGGCAACAGAAAAAGGGTATGGGGAAGAATGGGCTAAGAGGGTTTATGATGAGAATACTGCGGTAGATCATTTTCTGGCGTTGAAGTCAAATTATGAAAACCAAAGGCAGCCATGGGAATCTAAGTGGAAGCAGGCATTAGCAGCCTACCACTTGACTGATGATTTAGAGCAGGTGTATACGGGGAAGGCTAATGTTAAAGTGCCAATCATGAAGTGGAAAGTGAACGGTGTCGTCGCTCGAATTAATCGCATCCTTTTCAATATAGACCCTATAGGCAGATTAGATGATAAGAAATTAAAGCCAGTCGACAATACCATCGTCGATCTTTGGAACAAGTACATCTTTGAATCTCAATTAGAGGCCATAGAGTTTAAGCAAGCGTTTAAGCAGTTTAATAAATCAAAAACAATCGAAGGTACCGCAGTTGCAGAGATCACACAGGAATATGAAGAGAAGAAGTTTACTTTTTTTGAGGACGAGGAGCCGGAAAAGGTTGTTGTTAAAGATAACACTTACTTTCGTAACCTTCTACTTACTGAGTTCTATAGCGATGTCAATTTTCAAGATATTAATAAAAGTCAGGCCTGTATAAAGACTTCATCGGTTTCTATGGAATTCCTTTACGAAAACCGAACTAGAACGATACAGGAAGAAGTTGAGGACGAGTATGGAAACATTGAGATTGTTAATAAGGAGGTCGGTTTTTATAAGAATTTAAATTTATTAGCCTCAGATGGAGGAGGTTCTAATATCACAGAGGAGCAAGAGACTTACATAGAGTTTCTTGGGTTAAACAAAGGGGCTACAAAGAGCTTCAAGGACTCGTTAAAGAAAACAAAAAAGACTGGGTTTGTCCAGATTGATGAGTGCTACGGTCTTTACGATTTAGGTAACGGTCTAGAAGAGGTTAAAGCGACTATCGCCAATGGTAGAATTTGTATTGAGTTGATTCCGACCCCTTTTAAACATAAGAGGTATGTAAGGCCTTTTATTGTTGGTCGTTCTGAGCCTATCGCCAATTGTTTGTATGGTACATCGTTCGTGATTTCAGGTAGGCAGTTATTAATGGAGTTGAATGCGTGTAGAGCTCAGGCACTTGACGCAAAGACCCGTGCAATTAGCCATATGTATACAGTTGATGAAACTAAGAATGTTAGGTGGGATGGTCAGTGGAGGCCTGGCGGGATTGTTTATAGTCAGGGCGGTAACGCAATACAGCCTCTTATAAATCCTAACCTATCAAATGTATCTATAAACGATAGTGAGTTCATCATGAGGGACTTAGATCAGTTATCGAGCTTAAGTCCGGTTCAAGAAGGGACTACGGACAGTCGGTTAATTCCCAAGACTGCCAGGGCAACACTTTCGATCATATCCCAGAACGATATGCCGCTTAACGATCTGATCGACAACTCAATCGAAGGCGAGTTAAAGCCATTCCTTGAGATGCTTTATGAGCGGAACTTAGTGTATAAAGATGTCTCTGACTTGCTAGAGGTCTGGGATGTAAAGAACCTTGAGAAGGCTGGTTTAGGTGAAGACACCCATATGAAAGAATTCATGTTCGATTTCGATATAAAAATACTAGGAAATCTAGAGTTATCTAATGAGGTGGCCCACCAACAAGGATGGAACCAATTTATTAACTGGGCCATGAAGGTTCCTCCGGTTGCAAAGCACTTGGACTGGCAGGCTGTAGCTCAAAAACAGTTAGCGGCTTTCGGCGTTAAGGATGTGGCAGAGGGTATCTGGATTGACGACCAAGTAATGATGGAGGTTGACCAAGAACAAGCTCAAGCAGAGCAACAGCAAGTGCAGCAGGTTGAACAACAGCGCCAAAATCTACGTCAAGAGGGTCGCCAAGATGCTGAGTTCGGAACGGCTCTGAGGACCGAGGCCAAGATAGTTGAGATGCAGAGTGAGGCTATGATTGAGCGAGCCACGGGACAGAAAGTACAATAAAAAAGGGGATATATGGATAAAAAAGATTATATTCTGATAAAAGATATTAACAAAGCTCTAGACGAGCTTAAAAGTTACAAGGATTCAGAACTGGATCGAGCAGTGAGTGATGATAATCTTGACGATCATAAGATACGCAGGATTTGTAGTCAGCGCGTAATGATTGAGCGGATAAGGCTCACATTAAATAGAGACACATAAAAAAAGATACATAAAAAAGGAGAGAATAGATGGAAGAAGTTGTTGTTATTAACCCACCAAGAGTAATCCCTGATGAATTATCTACGGAAAAGGCGCCTGTATACAAGAAGCCTGTAGCTAAAAAACGAGCTACAAAATCGACAAAGAAGAGAGCTTCTTATAAATTCGACGTTAAGAAATATATGGTCACAGAAACGTACCCAGAAACCATTCCAGTTAGGCAAATAAATGCTAGGGGTCAGATGGTGGTTGAGAATACGCCTACTAGTCGATTCTTGGAGCGAGAAATACTATCAGATGATTTCATAAAAGAAGTCTCAGGCGGTACTAGGAATAATAAAAAGGCGTTACACCATGCAAAGTGTGCTTTTAGAGCTCTAGAGTTCTTCGATGTATCTTTGGAGCATCTAACCAAATCTTATGAAACTCTTTCAGGGAAGCGTATAGATGGATATTGGGCGACAGATCTAATAGATAGATTCGGCTTTTCAGACGGGGAGCAAATGAGTAGAGACATGTTGAGACGAAAGTATAACAAATCGTCTCGTAGCGTAGATGTGGCGCAAGAGAAGCTCTATGATATAATAAATACGGTGGATGTATCAAAAGCTTATGTTGGACTTATAAAAGACATCAAGGACGAGTTTGTTCGCGATTTACGTGACAAGGCCGTCTATGGTGAGTCGGAATAAAGGGGTCCTTCATGAGCGATAAAAATATAGCAACTATGGATTTAGATGAGATGTCCTTGGACGATTTGGACAGTTTATTATCAGAGTCGGAGGGTAAACCTAAGCCTAAACCTGAGACTGATATAAAAGCTGAACCCAACACAGAGGTCGATAAGGAAGTTGATTCGGTCGATAGTTCCACTGTAGAAGAAGACTCTAAACCAGAAACCGAAGAAGAGGAACCTAAGGGTAAACCTGAAGAAGAAGATAAGGTTGATGAAGAGGATTCTGTCGAGCCTCAGTATAGGGGTAAGAGCAAAGATGACATTCTTGAGATGCAACGTAACGCTAATCGTAAAATCTCTCAGCAAAACAACGAAATCTATCATTTAAAGAAGCGAATGGAAGAGATATCTAAAAGCCAAGAAAAAAGGGTTGAAGAAAAAGTTAAGGACCCTTTGGATGAGATAAGAGAACGTTATGCTGAAGAAGATTTGAACGCGATAGAAACACTTGTTAATCGAGCGATGTCAAAGAAAGATGCTGCTATACAGGAAAAGAGGCTCAAAGAAAAGGAAGCCATCATGAAAGAGCACGATGATCTCTGGGAAAATTTTAAGCTATTCAATCCAGCCCTACATGAGAAAGTTGGGCCAGAGGCAATACGCCTCATGAAGGCGGACGAATCTTCTACATATCAACGTAAAGGATGGCTGAGGGAGTTCATCGCTGAAAGTTCAAAAAAGGGAGCCGCTGAGGTCAAACCCGTTCAAAAGTCTGTTGTAAAAAAGCGGACACCCACAATAAGTGGTGGCGGCGGTGCAGGAAGCTCTGGGAAAATCAATAAGAGTGTAGAGGATATGTCTCCGGATGAATTTCTACAACATTCTCTTTCTAAGGGTATTAAAATTTGAACTAAGGAGTAAAAAAAAATGGCGGACCAACAATCAGATCATGCAGCGATAACCGCTGTGGTGGGGACATTTTATAGCAAGAAGATTCTACAAGACTTTGAGGCATCTACAGTTTTCTATGAGGCCGCGCCCGTAAAAGAACCAATCCCAGTTGCTGGTGGAAAGACAATCAATTTTGACCGCTATAAAAAAGTTGATGCTTTATATAAAGACGATACAGACGAATTTACAGCGCAGCAGCTATTTTTGAGCGCCCAGAGCGTCACAGCCACCCTCCATGAGAGGGACGGGTATATACAGCTATCACGATATACTGTGTTGACTGCACGTGGCCGAGCGTTAGACAGAGCCGCAGAGAAGATTAAATTTGCAGCCGCTAAAACATTAGACAAGCTTTGCAGAAACGATATCGGGGTTGCCATTGCAGATAAGGCCGTTTATTCCGCTAACATGTTTGATAATATGAACATAGATGGCGGAACGTTGAATCACTCTGGTATAACTGTTAGGTTCTGGACACACAGAAGCGACGGCTTTCCAATGTATCACAACAAGACTCGTGTAGGTCAGTCTGCGCTTGTAACTTCTCTTGCCGCAAGTGGAATGACTGTGAAAACTATCCAGCATGGCGTTAGAGTATTAGCAGGTAACGACGTACCGCCATTATCAGACGGTAATTTCCGCTTGATATGTCACCCTGATGTTGCATACCAAGTAACTACATCCGCCGGGTTCAAGGGATGGACATCGCCCACATCTAGCGAAGCAATGAAAACTAGCCCGATACGACGTGATATCGTTGCAGGTGCAAGTATTCAGACTTCTACATTGGGATTGAAATTCCCAATTAGTGGTGATACATTGTCTACCTCTTCAGGTAACGTGTATGGTAGCTTACTGTTCGGTGATGAGGCTTACGGATGTTCAGAGGTTTCAGGTGAGGGCGGAGCCAAGGGATTCCAGTTCTTCCTTAAACAGTCTGGGCCTACAACGGTTAGTGACCCGACCAATAAGAAGAAACAAGCCGCTTTCAGTATTACGGCAGTAGCAAAAGTGCTTAACAAATCTGCTGGTATCTGGATCTGGACGACAGGGACATAAATAGCTTTTTTGGTTGTTAAATATCGCCAAAAATGCTATATTGATTGTCACCAGGGAAACTAAAAAGGTCTAGCCGGGTCTGATTAGTTTCCCTGGTACTCTTGAGGTAAGGCGCTTACTTTCCCCTACGTGTCCTTACCTCAATTGGAATAGGCTTGAGAAAAAAAGAGGCGGTATATGAAAAAGACAAAAATAGTTAGGATAACCAAAGAAGAGAGAGATGAATTAACTAAACAGTGGAACCTTCAGAAAGACCCCGATATCACATTAGAAGAGTTGCTAGAAAGCAACGATAATCAAACCTTAAATATATTAAGGCAGATCAAAAATGTTGTTGAATGGGATGATATTGAAGATATGGTTAATTATGTTGGCCTTATAAAGAAGAGTTCTGAGGCTAAGGAGTATTTAGAGTTAGATAATGACGATTACAAGCTCGTTATGGATGTGTTTAGTAGGGCGGCCAAGTCAAAAAAGATTGCTGGATTTGGGATGGAGAAATTGATTCAGGTCTACGAACAATTCAAAGGGGCAAAATGAAGTTTAATATAGTTATCCCTTTTTATAAAAATTACGATACGATTGAAGCGCTATTGCTTTCGATAGCAGACCAAGACCATAAAGACTATGATGTCACCGTTGTCATAGACGGGCACGATAAAAAAGCAGAAGAGTTACTTATGTCCTTTACTAATGAGTATTCATTTACTCTTGAGCTAATAAAGGAGAATTCGGGTGCATCGGCGGCAAGGAATCTAGGCGCATCTATTTCAAGAGATTCAGACGAGAGCAACGAGTCCATATTATTCTTTATAGATGCAGATTGTAAGTTGATGCCTGGTATATTGCATGAATTTAATACTAGGTTCGAATTAGATTCATCAATAGATTTCTGTTATGGGAATTATAGGTTTGAAATAGATAAGCCGGCATTTATTAGTCAGGAATTTGACCCTTTTCTATTAGA